AAGCAGGCTCAGTTTTAAAGATGGATGAAATCTTTGGATGGGCAACAATGATTATAGAGTTTTACTTTGGAGCTCAACTAGCAAAAGGAAAATAGATGACTTATAGAGAATTAATAAATCAAGTATTAATAAGGCTAAGAGAAGAAACTATATCTTCTAATTGGTCTGGGAATATAAATGATAGTAGCACAGTTTCTGATTATCAAAAAGTAATTGGTTCTTTAGTTAATGATACTAAAAGAACTGCTGAGACTTATCACGATTGGTTAGTTCTTAGAGAAACTGTTAACGTATCTACAGTAGCATCTACAAAGAATTATAATTTATCTTCAGGTCAAGAGTTTAAAGTTTTAGATGTAACAAATAATTCTACAGGAAATAGTTTGTCACCGGTGACACAACAATATCTGAACAGCATTAAGTATCCTAATGACCCTACAGGAGAGCCTAATTATTATGGTTTTAATGGAGCAGATTCTTCTAATAATCTTAAAGTAGATTTATCACCTATACCTACAGAAGCACAAACAATATCTTTTGATATAGTTAAATATCAAGATGATTTAACTTTAGCTGCTACAGTATTAAAAATACCTGCTCAACCTATTGTGTTAGGAGCTTGGGCTAGAGCTATAGCAGAACGAGGAGAAGACGGAGGAACACAATCAAGTGCTGCTGCTGCTGAAGCAATGGTTGTTTTAAATCAAGCAGTTATGAGAGATAGCGGTAATTCTAAATATGATACTGATTGGTATGTTGTATAATGGCTAAACAATTAACAGTACAACCTTTACCTAATTTTGGTGTAAATGGTTTAAATACTCAAAGCAATCCTAATGCTTTAGACCCTTCTTTTCTTACTAAGGCTGATAACGTAGTATTAAGAGAGTCTGGAAGAATATCTTTTAGAAAAGGTTTAAAACAAAAAGTAGTTCCAAGCGGTACAGCTATAGGTTCTATAGTAGAACACAATGATTCTGGTACTAATAAAATATTTGCTAGTCACGGTACTTCTATTTACACAGTTGACTTTACATCTCCTAATGCTGCTTTTCCTAGTAGCGGTGCTGATGTTAAACATACTGTTGCCAATAGCACAGGAGATTGGCAGTTTATAAATTTTAACAATAGATTACATTGTCTACACGAAGGAATTGTACCTCAAAGATATAGTGGTGCAGCAAGTGCAGGCTCTAAATGGGCAGCTTTTGATAATGCTACTAGACCTCCTACCGTAAGTTCAGGTGCATTTAAACCTAGTTGTGGCACAGGATTTTATGGTCGTATGTGGGTCGGCGGAGTAGAAGAAGAGAAAGATGTTTTGCATTATTCTGCTTTATTAGACTCTGATGATTATACAACATCAAGTGGTGGTGGTTCTTTAGATTTAAAAAAAGTATGGGGAAAAGATGATATTGTAGCTATAGCTCCTTTTTATGGTCAGCTTGCAATTTTTGGTAAAAACAACATAGCACTATACGAAAGCCCCGATATAATAGGAAGCATTAAATTAAACGAAGTAATTAAAGGTGTTGGTTGTATAGCTAGAGATTCAGTACAAGCAGTCGGAGATGATTTATTATTTATGTCTTCAACTGGACTAAGGTCATTAGCTCGTACTTCAGAAAAAGATAAGGTTCCTTTAATGGATTTAACACAAAACATTAAAGACACACTAATTAGAAACATAGGGCAAAGCTCAGAAATTAAAAGTGTTTATGTAGAAAACGAAGGAATTTATATTGTTTCTTTTCCTTCTTTAAATATTAATTATGTTTTTGACTTTAAACATTTTACACCTAACAAAGCACCAAGGATTACTACTTGGTCATTTAGTAATGATAGAGAACCATATAGTTTAACATACACTGAATTATATGGTTTGTTAGTAGGACAAAAAGATGGGAGTATTGCAGGCTATGAAGGATATTTTGATGTGGATTTGGCGTGGGTTAGTTCAGCAGCCAGCTATACTAATGCTGCTATTACTGCTGATGTGTCTTCTATATGGATACCGCTAACAGAAGGAAGTGTTGCTTCTTTACTTAAAAAAATGATACTAGTTTTAGAGGGTGGTTCAGGTGCTACACTTGGTTTACAATGGTATAAAGATTTTAGCATTAATCCAACAAACAGCACAACTATAACTCTAGCTCCTCCAACTACAGGAACTATAGCTTTGTGGGGTGCTTCTACTTCTTTGTATGGTGCTTCTAAATTTACTCCTGTGTATGGATTAACCGAATATAGAACTCCATTAACAGGTAGTGCAAAAACACTAAAATTAAATATGAGTATTGTAAGTAATGGTTATGATGCTTCAATACAAGATTTATCAATTTTACATTTACAAGGGAAAATACGATGAGTGATTATACAATTGCGGTAGATTGGGCAGGTAAAGATGCTTTGTCTGATTCAAACGCAGCAAAAGTAATATCAGGGGCTGACTTTAATTCTGAATTTGTAGCAGCCAGAACAGCTATTAATTCTAAACAAGATATTAATGGAGATTCAGGTGAAGATTTTGCTATGAATAATGGCACAGTAGCAGGTACTTTAACTATTACTGGTGTTCCTACTGGACCTACACAGTCAGCAGGTAACAGTACTACTAGATTAGCTACTACAGCATTTGTTCAAGGTGAGAAAGCAAGTCCAGCATTTACTGGAACACCTACAGCACCTACAGCAAGTTCTTCTACAAACACTACACAAATAGCTACTACGGCATTTGTTCAAAATCACGCACCTGCTGCTTCACAAACAGTATTAGGTATGGCTAAGATTTGGACATCTGGCGGTGACTTATATATAGCTACATCATAATAATATGTCAGGAGCAATTTACTTTAATGGTAGTGAATTAACGGGGCAACACGATGTCAAGTTAAACGGTACTGATATGGATAATGTGTATCTTAACGGTACTAAGATATGGACTAGACATCCTTATCCACCGGGCACTAACCCATTAATTACTTTTTCTTGGAGTTATAACAGTAATTTTTCTACTATGATAACTACGCATTGGAATACCTATGGAACGACAATGTTTAAGCAACAGCCATATGGTATAAGTGGAAGTCCGGGTAGTGACTATAGAATACAAATAAACTTACAACCGGGATTTTACTTTAGTTACTACAACCAAGATGAAGGTGGTACAGACTCAGATGGACAAGGAACAACAACAGGTAGTGGACAATCAACAGTATTGTATTCAGGAAATTCAGTATCAGGAGCATCTGGATTTAGTGTGGGTTCGTCAGGTAACGGTGGCTCTACTATAAAAATAGGTTATTCAGGAACATAACAGGAGATAGAAATGGCATTATTTGCAGGACAAAGTGGACAAAAAGGCTATGGGTCATACAGTCCAAAAAAATATGCACAGGCATACAAACAACAAAGAGGCTCGTATGGATTAGGCAGTAGGCAAACACTTGGTGTTAGCAATAAAGAATACTTAGCAGCTCAGCCTCAAAAGACAAGCTCTTTTAATTTTCCTTTAGGGGGATTATTGGGCGGTATGGGAAACGCTGCTAGATACGCAGAAGATGACTACAATAGGCAAGTAGCAATGAATGATTTAGCCTACGAAAGGTCATTGCCTTGGGATATTAGCGGTCCGTTAGGTTCTGTTACTTATGATAGAGAAAACAAAACTATTAAACAAGAAATGTCTGATGATGCTCGTGGAGTTATGGATAGATTTCTTGGAAGGTCTGAATCTTTTGGAGATGAGATAAGCACCTACGACCCTATGGAAATGCAAAAAAATCTCTTCAATCAACAGAAAGGTTTATTTACAGAGGGAGATATGTTATCAGAGTTAAGGGCTAAAGAACAAGCAATTGCTAGAGGAACGGATGATAGCACTGTTAATTATTGGGACGAAAGAGCTAGATTAGATAACATTAGTAGAAGAGATTTAGGTTTACAGAATGACACATTTATGCAGAGCCAAGCTCTTTTAGATTCACAGATAGCTAGGGAACAAGGATATGCACAAGCAGGATTTAACCTTGCAGGTCAAGCTAATCCTTATTTCTCACCATCAATACAAACAGGACAAGGCTCACACACAGCTAAGAATATGGCAGGTATGAGTGCTTCTTCTATGAACTGGGCTGATGCGTTAGCAGCTAAATCTGCAGGAAGGTCCAGTATGTTAGGACAATTTGCATCATCACTATTTAGTGTATAAGAGAGGATAATATGGCAGAAGGAATGTTTCAAGGTATGAGTATGTTTGATGTCGCTTCTAATGAGAACGCAGGCATAAGGGACAGAGCTCTTCAAGCAGCACAGTTGGGTAGAGGTCGTGTAGCTGTATATGCTGCAGGTCTAGAGGGTGGTATGATGGCTCAAGGACTAGCTCGTATGGCAGGAATGAAAACTCCTGAAGAAGAAAAATCAGAAGCTATTAATACTATTATGTCTCAAAATGCAAACAGAGACCCTAATAGTCCTACAGATTTACTTCACATATCTAGACAGTTTGTAGCTGCAGGTCTTCCTAATTATGCCCAACAGTTTAGAGATAAAGCTAGAGAAGTTGAAGTTAAAAATACTACAATGGGGCAAACAGATAGAGAACTAGACCAGAGAGATACTAGACAGGCTTTTGATGAGAAAAAATTAACTGCTGATACATCTTATAGAACAAGTTCTTTAGAGTTACAAAGTAGAGACCTAAAGTTTAGAACAGAGAAAGAAGAAGCAAGAGCAGCAGAAGTAAAAGCAGCATTAGAGCGTAACAAAAATGTAGGTGATGTTAGGACTCTTACAGATACAGAAGGAAATACTGTTTTAGGACAAGTAACTGCTGATGATGATGGTACTATGTCTGTTAGAATGATAACACAAGATGTTGTAGAAACTAGTATGAGTGGAGGTGCTACTCAAGGAGCTAAAACAACTACATCATCCGGTGATTTTGCTTACAATAAAGATGGAGCTATTATAGTTAAGGCTGCAGAAATAGAGGATGTAGACCCTACTGATATTTCTCAGGGTGAGAAAGATATATATGCTCAGCTTAATGCAAGCTATGAGGATGCCTTTACAGATGAATCTTATATTGGAGAAGGAACAAGATTAGCTATACCATCTACAGGAGACTATCAATTCCTTGAAGGTGCTGACCCTGCTAATCCAGTGTTTAAAATGAACTGGATGTTTGA